ACCAATCCTCATTAAATTTTTCAAAAGGTATTTCTTTAAACGACAAATAAGCTTTTACTAAACCTTTTGTGCCCCCAGCTAAATATTCTTTTTCTTCACTATCACTTATACCTCTCCGAATAATTTGAGAAAATCTATGTATTGCTTCTCCAAACCTACGAGTTCTTCTTAACTTTACTTTTCTACCAGGAAAAAATTTTGTAAAATATTTTGGGTCAGCTCCATTCCATTTATATATTGCCTGATCATCATCACCTGCTAAATAAATTCTTTTTACCTTAGGAGCCATCTTATAAATAACAGACCATTGTAATGGTGTGCAATCTTGAGCCTCATCTAATATTAAAACTTTTAATGAAGGAAAATCTATTTCTTTAATTGCTCTTTCAATCATATCATCAAAATCTATAAATGATCTCTCTCCTCCTCCAGTCTTATAATGTTCATAAGTGCTTATCTTTCTTAAAAACACGGTAAGAGAATCTCTCTTATAACTCTCTAACTTATAAGCTTCCTCTGGTTTAATTAACAAATTTCTTGCTTTACTGTAAACACCAAGTGACCAATCCTTATACATAAAATTATCATCTGCTAATCTCTTATCACTTGTTTTAATTACTTTAGTTTGTAAAGCAAAATCTATTGTGCAATCTTTAGGATCAAACACTTCTTCAGGAAAGTATCTTCTACAATAAGTATGTAAAGTTTTAAATCTAGAAAAGTCATCAGTATTATATTGAGGAAAAGATTCTAGTGCTCTTGATACTGCAGTGTTTACTGCCTTGTTTGTAAAAGATAAATATGCAATCTCGTTTGGCCTTATCCCTTTTCTTAAATAACCTTTTAAGACCTTTTCTATTAACGTATATGTTTTACCTGTACCAGGTGGACCAAAGATTTTTATTGTTTTGTGATATAGATCTTTTAGTATTTTAAGTTCTAAACTTTCCTGTGTGGAATTCGTCATCCATCTCCGATACTGTTTTCTTACTTACTTTTTTTTCTGTCTTCTTATAGTCTACAAATTTT